TGCCAGTTTGCTTAAGCTTATTCAGTTGTTGTTTGCGAATATCACGATTACCTTCTTTTACCTTTGTTCCTGATTTAACCATCTTGGGTGCTTGAGCAACCTTTTTGTTTACAGCAGGTTTAGATTTTTGAAGTTTGTCGTACATCATCGCTTTGTGTAGCATTAATACATGACGAGAGTCGTATACTTGTGATAACTCTTGTTCTGTAAAACCTACACTCTTACCGTAGTTACGAATCTCATTTCTGATTTGTTCGCCTTTGGTTGGATCTGAAAACTCTGGTAGGACTTGTGAAAGTTTTTGTGCTTCCTGTTGAACATGTTTAGCCATTGACTCCTGATGCTCCGCTTGTTGCTGTTGTGCAAGGCGTTGCTGTTCAGCACGAACTTGTGCTAACTGTTCTTTTTTTTCAGTCAGTTCTGCAACTTTGACTGCGTATCCTATTGGGTCGTTTTCCTTCATTGCGGCTAAATCTTCTGGACTGTCTTGACCTTGTGTCAAAAACTGTTCAATAGCTTGTAGCCGTTGAGCATAAGTATCCCTAACTTGTTTAGCCTCAATAATAGCTTTTGCTTCCGCTTCTACTGCTTTACGGTTCTCTGCTAATTCTTGAGTCTTTTTTGTGTAATCTGCACCAAGTTGATAACCTTGCATTAATTCTTCGAGGGTGACTTCTTTTTCTTCGCCAGCAGCTTTTACTGTATAGCGTGTTTCTTCTTCAAGCTCCTCTTCTTCAACTTCAGATTCATCATCATCTTCAACTTCTACATCGTCTGCATCAACAACTTCATCTTCTGTTGCTTCAGCAGCTTCTTCGTAGTCTGCACTATCTTCTTGCTCTGTCTCAACAGTGTCTGGTTGCTCATTGGAGTCCTCTGCTGCTGATAAAAAGCCTTCAAATTTTGTAGCGGCTTCATTCACAGTTAGTTCTCCACTTCCTTGTTCAGGAGTCATGGTTTCTTCACTCATTGTATTTCCTTAATGTTCCCTTTTGGCAAGGGTTGCCATTATAGAAAGGTCTATAATATCTTCCACGCTTTATCTTTAATGTCACCGTCTTTAGTGATTGATTCAAGATAAGCCATGATTTCGTCTATAGCTTGTAATCGGTTGTAATATCTTTCTCGCTCTTCTTTTTGGTGTGATTCTGAATAACGAATATTATTAAGTTGATTGTCTCTTAACTCTTCGATTACATCTAAAAATTCTTGTGATTGTAATAGGTTTTTTATTGCTTCTTGTCTAGTCATTGTTTAGTCCAAAAGTATTTTGAGCTACATAACCAGCTGCTTCTAGTGGATTTCCAAATGTTATTCGTCCATTATCAGCAACATTTGGATTAGGTTGAACTGTTCTAAACATATCTACTATATCTCCAAATATTAATTTGCCATCTTGTTGTATTACATTTCCTTGTGCTTTAGATAAATCATAATTAGTTTTTCCCATAGAAACTATATTAGACAAATCTTGTGCAGTCATTGTTGGCTGATAGCTATTTGTATTTATTTGAGAAGGATTAATTCCAAAGTTAATTGGTGAATTTAATAATCCACTTAAATATCTCCCAGCTCCATAGCTACTTTGTGGTGTCGCCATAGCAGTTGGGGTCGATAAAAATGATGCTACATTTTGAACAGGTGCGTATGTTGATTTTGGTCTCATTGAATTTACATATACTTGAGATATATCGTATATACCTTTATCTCCTTCAACAAATCCAGCAGGTAATTCTTGATTTTTACCAAACTTAATTGGCTTAAAATATTGACCATCAATAGTCATTCCACCACCATTACCACTACCACTACTGCCACCAATTCCATTACCAATATATGGACTATTTGGATTTCCTATATATCTAGGTTGATTAAAATAAAATGGACTTCCATAAGCAGTCGCATAACCTGAATTGTTTGGTCTTGCAGATGGTGTATAAAATTTACCATCTTGAAAATAATACCCAGTGCCTGCGTGTTTCATTAACCCAGTATATTGGCTTGGAGATAACCCTAGTATTGCATTAGTATCTAATGAAGATGTAGGTGCTTGAACAATATTAGGTGCAAGCTGTGGTGCTCCAAAGTTAAGTAACATTATTGCATTCCTTTATTAGCAATGTTGTTAATCTTTTCTAACGCATCCATAATCATCTTTGTTTGATCTGTTTGCAGTTTGCCTGATTTGTTTTCAGCATCCATTCTGATTTGCAATTCTTTTAATGCAAGTTCAGCAGTTTGTTGAACTTCTTTTTGCTGTAACTCTAAAGCATCTTTTTGAGCTTTAAGTTGCATTTGCTCTCTTTCTAATTCAAGTTTAGCAGAATCAGTTTGTGCTTTAAGTTGTGCTTTTTCTCTTTCCACTTGAGCCAATACTTGTGCAGCTTGTGTATTAGGGTCAACTTTTTCTGGTTGTGGTTGAGATAGTTGTGCATTCATCTCTGGTGTAATTTCATTAATAAACTCTGTAGAGTCTTTGAAACCAGCCATGTGAATAAATTTAGCTAATGTATCTCTGTACTGTTTGATGTTGACTAGAGGATTAGATAATCCATAGTTTGTAATAATCTCTTCTTGTTTAGCCAAAATCATTTGCATGGTTGCTAATTGCTCTTGTCTTTGACCTGTACCTAAACCTACATTGATGTTCACATTGTAGTTAGTCTTCCACTCTCTTGGGTCAAACGGAATAAACTCGCCATTAATACGCACGACACGAGCTTTGTCTTGGTATTTACATAGGAGATGTAGGATACCTCTAAATAAACTTGTCACGCCTGTTTCTGCAAAGATACGAGCTACAAGTTCTAGCTTACCTGTAGATGCAGCAGACATAGCAGATACGGCTGTTGCTGTTACATTCTGTAAAAGGTTAGGGTCTAAACCTTGTTGTGAATCAGATACACCTGTGCGTTTAGCTTGAATTGCATCCAAGTATTCTAGCATAGGGAATGATTGACCTGCAGAAGATTGTACAGTCATAGGTACAAGTGCTGCTGGATTCTTTAATCGAACCACACCACCTGCTGTTGATGTCAATAAGTCATCTAGGTTGACTTGTCCTTCTACTGCACCCACTCTGTAGTTGTTAGTGAGATAGAGGTTGTCTAACATTTGACGAACCACAGTCGACTTAATCAACTGTAAGTCCATTGCTCTATCAGCTAATGACTGACCATAGAACTTGTGTGGAATTGGAATTGGGCAAAGAGAATGGAATGGGTTGTAATCACATTCATGTTCTTCTAATATTTCATGACCTGCATACACCACTCTTCTGTATTCAGCAATGTCATCATTATCCATATCAACTTTAAGATAACATTCAAACACTTCAACTAACTGCATTGATTCGTCATTAGAATCCATATCGGTTGGTTGTTCACCACGAGTGTATCGTGCTATTCTTTCAGGACTAAATTCTAGTGCATCACCAGTTGGTAGAGATTCAATAAGCTCTTCATCGTAACCCATAGCGACTAACTCTGAACGAGTCATCATCTTACGGTGTGCAGTGAATGGTGAATCTGCAATACTTCTTGCTCGTTTAGAAATTAAGAACTCTTCTGGAGGTACATTCTCAACAGTAACTTTACCATTGTTAGTTGTTTTCTTGAGCTTTACATTATGAGAAACAATCGCTGGTGATACTTCCATACCTGTCATTTCATCAAACACAGCTTCTTGCATGACTGTTGTTTCTTGCTCGACCACTTCTACTTCTGGGTCTTGCATAATAATCATTAACTCATCATCTGTTAAGTTTTTGTATGACTCTTTCTTAACATCAATCTTGTCTTCCCAGTATGCTTTGACGACACCTACTTTTTGTAGTAGAGCATCTTTAAACCAGTTGTGCATCACAAGGAATCCATCGTTATCCTTGTTAAATACCCAGTTTACATATTCTGTGGCTTGTTTAGCGAATGGTTGGTCGCCATCGTTTACAGGTTCAAATGAAACAACATTGTCTCCAGATGCAAATAAACGCATGAGTTGTGGTAATGCACCATCGACTACTTCTGCGACTTCGCCTGTTACAATTTGAGATTTACCTTCTACTTCGTTACCATAAGGCTCACGAAGATAGTATTCGAGTGCACGCTGTCTTTCATCGGTTGTTTCCGTTTCAAGATAACCTATGGCATCTTCTATCTCATTTTCTAATATAGCTTTTAATTTTTCGCTCATTTAAACAATCCATTTATTGTTGACTGTAATAGGTTTGTGCCATGACTCCATAGGAGACTCGTCTAAACCTACTGCTAAATATCTAAACGCATCGGCTGCGTGTGATGACCAATCATGTAACGGTCGGTCATGAAATACATTTC